TGTGTCTTAGGTTCTTATACAAATGGAGGTTAAATTATGAACACTAAAGTAACAACTAACCAGCTGAATCGTAGGGATAAAGTATTAAAAACAATGACACAATATGACCCCACATTATATAAAGAAATCATCCAATATTTAAAGGATGATAATTACTACAATCCACTCTAAATTACATCATGGAAACTAACAACGAAACCCTCAGATTACAAGCACTAAATGTATTAGAAGTAATCGAAGATGCAGTCGAAAGTATATGCGATACAGAGGTAATATCAGGTGAGAAAGTATGGACAATGGTCTACGGATTAGCAGAGGCAAAGTTAGATGAATTCCCGATAGATTACGAAGACTAATTAACAGTTAAAAACATGTAATATGACAAAGGAAAATGATACAAAAGAACTGAATATTGCATACGTTAATTATCACTCACCTTGGATACAATCAGAGAAGGAAAAATGTTATTGGAGAAGTGAAATTGAGAGACTATGTAATAAGTTATATGGTAGTGATTAAAAGAGAGTTTTCCACAGATAGTAGGTCTAATCTGTGGAAAAGTATTATAAATTAGGGTTTAAATAGTATAATAAATAATAGTTTGCTTTCTATATCTTTTCCACAAGGGTGTTAATAAAGGGGGTGTAATCTGTGGAGTATGTGTTAAATAGTAGAGATATTATGTGCTTAAATGTCATTATTCCTTGTGATCTTAGCGAGCGTATTATAACACGAACGCCCGTAAATTACAAGACCCTCGTTATTACTTTGTAACCCACACAGTTTTTGTTACAAACCCCTGATAAATTACACATAGATGTTGACAGTTTTCCACAGATGATTTATAATGAGTTATATACACAAATTCTCTCTAATCTGCCATGCTAGAATATCAATTAGCAGACACACAGAAAGCTTATACAATCACACTCAATCTGTCAGTTGATGATGACTTTATTCCAGAGAATATTAGCTGGTCTAAGTTATTACAATTGAATGATTATGAGCAGGTCGAAAGTATCATCGAGGAGAGGTAAATTGGCAGTCTATTTGTAACACTTAAGGCACACACAGTTGTTGACATAAACTGTGAGGTATGTTAGCCTATTAATATAACAAATAGCATAGGAACAGTTAGTAACACTCACGCATGGCTAATATGCCAGTCATAAGCTTATGCGTATCGGCAGGTATTATGCCCCTTATGTTATATCGGGCGTGGCGGGCGTGTCCTAAAAAAGCAAAGAACCCTAACCTACAGAGGTGACAAATCGAGAGAGAGATATCAATATAAAAAAATTTTTGGTGGCCTAAAACCGCCCTATTACTTCTTTCATATATAAAAAAATCCCAGAGGGCCAATGCAGGATGTAGACGACACAACATACCATATCTACTTGAAGGAGAGATGCGTCTATTATAATCTATCACAGGATGACTTTGAGGAGAAGTGGCAGATGCTCAATGTAATGATTGACCTTATTACTAGTAACTACACAGAGAAGGATTTATCATATATTAAACTGGCACCTAAGATAGGCGTTGGAGGGCCAGGGAAAGTTATACCAGATACGATAGAAGAACATTCATATTAGTATTGACATATACATAGAATTGACTTATAATAAATGAAGCGAGCTACACAGTATGGCTAAAGGATTTAAAGTAAAAACAGTTGCACCAAAGTCTCAGGAACCAACATGGGATATTGATGCAATTAAAGAGAGAATGAAAGGTAAGGCGATTGTCTTCTGTCTTCCAGGTAGAGGATGCTCTTATATCTTTCTAAAGAACTTTGTTCAATTATGTTTTGACATGGTTCAGAACGGAATGAGTATTCAGATCAGTCAAGATTACTCTTCTATGGTAAACTTTGCACGTTGTAAGGTTCTCGGTGCAAATGTATTACGTGGCCCAAAGCAAGTTCCTTGGGATGGAAAACTTACATATGACTATCAGTTGTGGATTGACTCAGACATAGTGTTCGATACTAACAAGTTCTGGCAATTATGCGATCTAGCAATTGATAAAGACGGTAATGAAAAAGAGATTGCTGCTGGATGGTATGCAACAGAGGATGGGTCTACCACTTCTATTGCTCACTGGTTGGAAGAAGACGACTTCCGCAAGAACGGTGGTGTTATGAATCACGAAACCGTTGAGACAATGAGTAAGCGTAAGAAACCTTTTACTTGTGATTACACAGGTTTTGGTTGGGTATTAATTAAGAATGGCGTATTTGAGAAACTTGAGTATCCTTGGTTTGCTCCTAAGATGCAAGTCTTTGAATCGGGTGAGGTTCAAGATATGTGTGGAGAAGACGTATCGTTCTGTTTAGATGCACAAGATTGTGGTTACGAAATCTGGGCGGACCCTCGAATTCGTGTAGGCCACGAAAAAACTCGTGTTATTTAAGATTAACAAACAACTCAAGACCGAAGAGTTATGGGATCTCGCATCAGAGATCCTCACCGAACTCTCTCGGAGAGATCAGGTCTCTTATCGGATAAAAGCAACATCCGAATCCGTTGATAACAAATTGAATTCTTTACAATGATGAATCTTGTAGCAGTGGTTGGATTAGGTGTCGTATTAGGCATCATTCTAGCCGTTTACATATTAAATCTTTATAATCCAAATTAGGAGGCATTAATGGCAAAAGCAGCAGGTGGTTTGAGTGGTGGAGACTTCATAGAAGCAACCCCGAAAAAATCTCGTCAAGGAAGGGGCAAGCATACTAAATACGCAGCGTCTTCTCGTAATAAAGCACCCAAAAGATACAAAGGTCAAGGCAGATAATTCAAATTAATGTATATGGTGTCTAAATAGGTGCAAATGTGCCTTTAGACACCTTTTTTATTACCATCGCATAACGGAGGTCAAAATGGAAAATCAAATGTTAAGGGAAATTGCCTACGACAAGATAACACCAAAGAAAAGCGATAAGATGGAGAGTGCTCAAGACTTTTATGTTCGTTTAGCAGACGAAGATGAATTCTTACCTAGTGAAATAGAGGCATATGAGGTCTTTACTGAATATAAGTAAATAAACCTTAATAAATAACTTATATTGTCTGTATAATTGCTTAATGCCAGCACAGAGAGTCAGCAGAGGTTTTAAAGATGTAAGTATGTCATTTAAGTTTAACCCCTTAAGTGGCGATTTGATTACCTTAAGTAATGAGAGTGCAATAGCACGTTCTGTACGTAATATTGTATTGACGACTCCTGGTGAAAAGATTTTTGATCCTGATTTTGGTTCTAATATAGGTGAAATACTATTTGAGAACATTGATGAGATTACTGCTATATCAATAAAAGAAGAAATTCAAAACTCCTTGGAGAATTATGAACCAAGAGTTGAACTTATTGATGTAGATGTGAGGCCAAACTATGATATGAATCAATTTGACGTTGTTATCAGTTATAGAATTATAGGAATAGACGTTCCACCCACACAATTAGAATTTGCTTTGCTTCCATCACGATAAATGGCACTATTAAATTTTACTAGTCTGGATTTTGACCAGATTAAAGACACACTTAAACAATATTTACAATCCAACTCGAATTTTACGGATTATGACTTCGAGGGATCAAACCTGTCAACAATTTTAGACGTTTTAGCGTATAATACCTACATAAATTCATATAATGCCAATATGATCTCTAATGAGGTCTTTATTGACAGTGCAACCCTTAGAGAAAACGTAGTTGCACTCGCAAGAAACATCGGATATATCCCAAGATCAAGAAAAGCATCAAGAGCATCAATAAATTTCTCTGTAGAAGCAGGAATTACCCCTCCACCTACTACAATTACGTTAAAAAAGGGACCAGTTGTCTCTACAAACCAATTTGGTGGTCAATCTTACACTTTTGGCATCACAAAAGACGTTACAAAACCTGTAATTGACGGAGTTGCCTATTTTTATGACGTAGATGTGTTTGAAGGCACTGTAATTGATCAATCTTTCCCATATTCTAGTGATAATATCAATCAAAGGTTCATTTTATCCAATCCTGGCATCGATTTAAGCACTTTAGAGGTGTATATACGACCAACTGCGACTTCTTCACTACTTTCAAGTTATACAAGACAAGATAGTCTCTTTGATGCGACTAGTGGAACTACTATTACAGGAAAATCTCTGATTTATTACATTCAAGAGATAGAAGATGAGCAATATGAGATCATTTTTGGTGATGGAATCTTCGGAAAAGCACTCGAAAACGGAAATATTGTCGAAGTTTCCTATATGATAAGCAGTGGGCCTGATGCAAATGGTGTCAGTAACATGTCTTTTTCTGGAAAATGCACATATAACCGAAATGCAGTGGAAAACACTGTTACAAGTGGTATTTCGTTGGTTACGGCTGACATTCCATCAAGTGGTGGAGAGGCAATTGAGAGTGTAGATAGCGTTAAAAAGTATGCTCCACAGATTTATGGCACTCAAAACCGTGCTTTAACTGCAAATGACTATGAAATTCTAATTCCTAACAAAATTTATCCAGAAACTGAGTCAATTTCCGTCTATGGAGGTGAAGAATTAGTTCCTCCACAGTATGGAAAGGTGTTTATTAGTATAAAACCACGAACTGGTGACTTTGTTCCGAACGCAATTAAGGAAAATATCAAAAGAGACCTTCGAAAATACTCTGTTGCAGGTATTGTTCCTGAAATTTTAGACCTAAAATACCTATTTTTGGAAACAGACAGCAAAATTTACTACAATACGAGTTTGGCTCCAAATGCTATAATGGTTTCAACGACTGTTATGAATAATATTAACAAATTAGCAGATTCTGCAGAGCTAAATAAGTATGGTGCAAGGTTTAAATATAGTAAATTCTTGAAAGTTCTTGATCAAAGTCATGAATCTATCACTTCTAACATTACAACTGTTGAAATGAGACGAGATTTGAGACTTGCAACTGAACAATTTGCTGAATATGCCATTGATTTTGGTAATCAGTTCCATATTACTGATATGGAAGGGTATAATTTAAGGTCTACTGCATTCAGAGTATTGGATATTGTCAACGAAGTTTACCTTTTTGACATACCTAACACTGATAAAAAGACTGGAAGATTGGGTTTATTCTCATTAGACTCACCTGGATCTACTACTCCTATCATTGAAAGGCAAAATGTAGGTCTTGTGAACTATGAAAAAGGAAGGATTACTTTAAACCCGATAAATATTACGTCAGGGAAGGAAAAAGATAAGCAACAAATTATGGAAATCTCTGTCGTTCCTGAATCAAATGACGTAATTGGATTACAGGATCTTTATTTACAACTAGATACTAGTAACGTAGAGATGGTTGTTGACGAAATTGCCTCTGGATCTGATCCATCTGGTTCTACATACACTGTTACCACAAGCTATAAGCAAAGAAAGATCGTAAGATAACCACATGACAGATAAAAGAGTTCAATTTAATAAGGTCGTAAAAGACCAACTGCCTGGTTATGTCAAGGATGATTCACCTTTGGTGGGTGAATTTTTAAGTGCTTATTATCAAGGACAGGAATATCAGGGTGGCCCAATCGACCTGATTAGCAATTTAGACTCTTATATACAATTAAACAAGTCAGGTAATTTGGTGGGGTTCACGACCCTTATGAATGCCGTAGGGGAGTTTGACACGGAGATTAGTGTTAAGAGCACACAAGGGTTCCCTGACAACTATGGTTTACTAAAAATCAATGATGAGATAATAACATATACTGGTATTGGAACTACTGCATTTAAAGGTTGTGTTCGTGGATTTAGTGGAATTACATCGTTTACAAACCCAGACGAACCTGAAGAATTCTTATTTAACGACTCTAATGCAGCTGCACACCCTGTTGGAGTAGGAACTTCTGGTGGAATTGTAGAAAACTTAAGTATTTTATTCTTACGTGAGTTTTTAAAGAAGTCTAAAAAGCAATTTTTACCAGGATTTCAGAAAGATTTAAACACTTCTTTAAATCAACCTCAATTTATTCGTCATTCTAAAGACTTTTATAACTCAAGAGGAACAGATGAATCCTTCAAAATCCTCTTTAAATCTCTTTACAATGAAAATGTTGATGTTATTAGACCTGCAGATTATGTAATTGCACCATCAGATGCAAATTATAAGAAAACTCGTGATATTATAATAGAACCAATTCAGGGAGATCCTGATGATCTAGAGAATAAAACGTTATTCCAAGACGCATTTGAGAATATTGGGAAAGCATATGCTCCAATATCAATGGTTGAAAGGATCAGAGTTGGTCTTTTAACCGATACTTACTATAAACTTAGTCTAGATGATTCATTCGGAACAGGTGGTAGTAACCAGTTATTATATGGTGACTTTAAAGTTCATGCTAATACTAGAGCAGTAGGTATTGTTGGTGCTGCACAAACTTATATTGATGTTGATTCTACTATTGGATTCCCTAATTTTGGAGCATTAACCTTCAAATATAAGAATGGAACAACTGGAATAGCATCATATTCAGGAACTAATAATACTCAGTTCTTGGGTGTTACAGGAATTACTACAACAATTAAGGATACTGAATTAATTAAGCAGAACACATATGCGTATGCAATGGGTAAGGCAGACGCTACTGCTGGTGTATCAACTGATGGTCTTAAGGTTAGAATCACTAGTGTTCTGAATGATGTTGAACTTCCAAATACCTTCTATCAGAAAAAGGGCTCTAAGATTAAATTAAAGTCATTAGGAAAGGTTTCACACGTTGATGATTTCAAGTCTAAGAATTGGATTTTTAACATTCAACCAAAATATGATATTGAGTCAATTACGGTTCAGGATGCAAGTAACAATACCTATGAAGTAACCACTAAAGACTTCCATAGAATGCGTCTAGGAGACGTTACAACGATCCAAACGAACAATGCCACCTTAGACGGTGGATACAGCGTTACAGACGTTATTAGCAGCACTGTAGTGCGTGTTAGAGGTGCTGCAATAAGTAGTCTTTCAGCAGTTATTGCTATAACCAAAACACTCAGTAAACCAAATTGTGATGGATCTACTGTTGCGACAAATCATCAACATTTAAACATTTTTGATGCTAATGTTCAGAATGTTTATATGCAAGAGGTTGGTTATGCTCATACATTATCAAAACTCAAGAATTTAGTAGCATCTAACTCAATTCCAACCTTTGCAGACACTAAATTAAATCCAAGCACTCAAAAAGTCAATCTTTCAGGAACTTATAATGGTGGTGACACTATTATAGGAATTGCAACTGGAACTAATGACCATAATTTCTTTACTGGTGATTCAATATACTATACACCACAGAAAGCTGCAAATGGAACAGTAATGAGTTTCCTCTTTGGTGAGGGTTTATATTTCGTTGAAAGAATTAATCAACATGACATAAAATTAGCAAAATCTTTATCTAACCTATATGATGGCAATTATCAGAAGATCTCTGAAACCACTGTTCAAACTACAATTACAAATAATACGTTTGAAAAGTATGATTTCCATAATAAGATAATTCAACCACAAAAACTCTTTAGAGAGTTTGATATGCCTGTTTATGATGGTAAAGAATACTCTACAAATATTGGATATAATGGATTATTGATAAACGGTGTTGAAGTTTTAAGTTATAAGTCAAAAAATCTTGTATATTATGGAAATATCAAATCTATAGATGTTACTGGTGGTGGAAGATACTATGATGTGATTAATCCACCTGTTTTAGCAGTTAATGATGGTGTAGGTGTTGGTGCAACTGGATATGTTTCTACAAAAGGTAATTTCCAAGAAATACGTATTCTAGATCCAGGTTTTGATTATGTTGAAACTCCAACTATATCAATTAGTGGTGGAAATGGAACTGGAGCAAAAGCAGAGTGTAAATTAGTTACAGTTCCTCATGAAGTTGTATTTAATGCTGGTTCTGGGTCTCAAACTATCGCAGTAACTAGTGATGATGACTATAATGTAGGATTTTTAACATATCACAAATTTAGAAACCATGAAAGAATAGTTTATGATACTTTTGGTGAAAAATCATTAGCTGGTTTAGATACTGGTGCAACCTATTATGTCAATACTGACCAAAGATATAGTCATACTGGTTTAACTACAATAACCAGTTGGACAGGATATGCTGGAACAAGTTGGTATGTTAATAAGACCATTAGATTACATAGAAATCTAAATGATGCAGTTATTGGTGTTAATACTATACCATTTACTGCTTTTGGTGAAGGAAACCATGTCTTTAGATCTTTAAATGGTAAAGCACAGGTAGGTAGTATTAATGTATTAGATTCAGGTGATGGATATGAGAATAAGTTAAAAACTTGCGAACCAACTGGTATTAATACTGCACTTGATAGAATTACTATTCATAATCATGATTATAAGACTGGTGAAATAATCAAATATAGCACTGATCCTGAAGGAACAGCGATTCAAGGTCTTTCTACTGATAAAGAATATTATGTTTTTGTTGTAGATGAGAATACTTTCAAATTATCTAATGTTGGAGTTGGAACAACTGCAAAAGACTTCTATTTCAAAACTAAGCAGTATGAGAACTTTAGAGGTGTTGGTGTAGGAACTCATAGTTTCAACTATCCACCTATTCAAATAAAGGTAGAAGGAATTGTTGGTATAAGTTCTATTGAGGGTAATGAATTCCAATGCATACCTCAACCACTTTGTAGAGGAGAAGTCACTTCGATTCATTTAACTCATACTGGTGTTGGATATGGTGCCTCTGAGATAATGAATTTCAATAGGCAACCAAGAATTGACATGTATACTGGAAGAAATTGCGAATTACTTCCAATTGTTGCTAATGGTGAGATTATTGACGTTGCTATTAACAATAGAGGTGATTCATACAATACTCCTCCTGCAATATCTGTTGCTGGTGTTGGAACTGGTGCTAAATTGGTTCCTGAGATTGTTGGTGGTCAAGTTAGATCAGTTAAGATTATTCAAAAAGGTATTGGATATGGTCAATCTACTACTGCATTAACAGTAGAAGCAGCTGGTGAGTTTGCTATTTTCCAATCAAATCTACAAACATGGCAAGTTAATGAAGTTCAGAAGAATTATAATAATATTGACGGTTCAGATGTATTCATTGCTAAACCAACTCAGTTAAGTCGTGGGTTACAATGTTCTCATGCATATGCACCAAGAACTTTGAGAAAACTGGTTTACCAGAATGATGCAGAAGGTAATGCATTATATGGTGATAGAGACTTAACTTTATTAAATGGTCAGACTGAAGAAAACAAAACAAGACATTCGCCCATTATTGGATGGTCATATGATGGTTTCCCAATTTATGGCCCTTATGCTTATGAAAAGAGCACTGGTGGTAATATAACTCAAATAAGATCTGGATATTCTATTGATTTAAAGACAAATAGACCTCCCACAAGTGTATTCCCTCAAGAATTCTTTGTAGAAGACTTTACATGGGATACAAATACTGATGAGAAATATCTTGATGCTAATAATGGTAGATTTGGTATAACACCAGAGTTTCCAAAGGGAACTTATGCTTATTTCTCTACCTTTGATACTACACCAATATCTGATTCTAGTGATCCATTTAATGGATATAAGAAACCCGCTTTCCCTTATTTGATTGGTGATAAGTATTGGGCTCAACCAAATACATTTAATACTTTATCAAAAAATAATCAAGATACAATTGATTTAAATGATACTAAATGGGTTAGAAACACTGAACCATATGAATTATTACAAGATGATAGTTCTTATGATTACTTGAAGCAATCCCATAAGTTTATAACCCAAGAAGGTGAAATTGTATATGCCTCAGAGGGTGCGGTAGAAAAAGTTGGAATTGTTACTGGTGGATCTAATTATAGGAATGAAGATAAGATTGTTTTTGAAGAAAAGGTAGCTGATAACTTCCAATGTGTAGCAAAAGTCTCCAAAGTTGTTGGGCCTGGAATTGGAACTATCGCAGTAACAAATACTAAGTTGTTTAGTATTGAATTTTATCCAAGTAAAGCAAATCAGACCTTTATTGGAGTTCATACTACACCTATTGATCTGCAAAATGGTGATAAGCTTTATGTTTCTGGAATGAGTACTACGGCTTCAGGTCTTGGTAATAGAACGTATAATATTGGTATTAGTTCAGCACAACTTATTATATCTCAAGGTATTGGAACTGTTGGTGCAACTGGTCTAGTTACATTCTTCAATGTTTTAGGTAAATTACCAAATCCAAATGATGATCTTAATGAAATTGCCTTAAGAGAAAATGATATTGTGAAGGTTGGTGTTGGTACCATGCAAGAAGAGGTTAAAATATTAAATATAGAATCTAGTTCTAGAAGATTAAGAGTTTTAAGGCAACAGAATAACACTGTAGGTGTAGCACATACTATTAGAACTGTTGTTGAAGAAAGACCTAGAGTATTTACTATTGATGCTGGATTTACAACCTCATTTGAAGGTTTAGTTGATCATGAGTATTATTTCAACCCAGTAGAGGCGGTTGGAATGGGAACTACTGCTGGGCCAGGTATTGGAACTACAGTTACCTTCCAAAATCCAGGATCTGGTATTATTAGTAAGTTTATTCCTGCAAGATCAATCTATCTTCCACTTCATAAGTTGAATACTGGTGATACTGTAGTTTATAATAGAAATACTGGTGATTCTATAGGTGTAGCGACGAATCGTTCAAATGCTTCGTTTACATCACCATCAATGAATCTTCCTGAAGGAATACCATTATTTGTAGCGAGACTTAATCAAGATATGATTGGTTTATCAACTGTTAAAGTTGGTCTTGGAACAATTGGTGCAGATCCAGAAGACATTTATGTTGGAATTGCTGAAACAACTAAAAATCAAGGATTATTGTATTTTACTGGTATTGGAACTGGTGTATATCATAGTTTAAAAGCAACATATCCTGAAACTGTAAAAGGTGCTGCAGAGAAGAATTTAATAACAGTTTCTACTGCAAATACTCATGGATTAAAGCATAATGATAGAGTTTATCTAACAGTTGATTCTGGTATTTCAACAACTGTTCCAATTAAGTATAATACTGCAAATAGAAAAGTTATTGCTAGAACATTAACATTTGAAGCAACTGGTATTACAACTGCTACTGCAGAATCAGGTATACCAAATTGCATCGAGATTTTAGACCATGAAATGAAGACTGGTCAGAGAGTTGTTCATACAGCATCTTCTCCTGCTGGTGGTTTGCAAGATAATGAAGAATATTTTGTTTATGTTGTTAATAAAGATAAAATCAAGTTATGTGGTAGTAGATTCCAATTAAGACAACCTAGACCATCATTTGTTGGTATATTAACTGCTAGTGCTGGTGGAACTCTTAATTTGGTTAATCCACCTTTAGAGTTCTATAAGAATGGAACTGTAACATTCGATCTATCAGATTCTTCTTTATCATATACAAAGATCACTGATACTTTACCTGCTTTTGAGTTTAAACTTTATAGTGATTATAATTTCATCCATGAATATGATTCTAATGATTTAGAAGAAACATTTGAGGTTACTAGAAGTGGAACTGTTGGTATTGATGGTAAAGTTGTTCTTAAAGTTAACCAATATACACCAAAAATACTTTATTATAACTTAGTTCCAACTACACAAGACGATAACCCAGATATTAATAAGGAATTAGTATTAGATAAGGGAATTGAGGGAAATAATACAATTTCAACAAGGGAAAGTCGTTATGCTGGAACTTATAAGGTTATTGCAAATTCTAATAGCACATTTACTTATGATTTAGATAGATATCCAGAAGTTCCTTCATATACTGCTTCTGCAACAACAAAACTAAATTATGAAACAACCTCCAAGACTGCTTATGGGCCTATTGCATTTGTTGCTCTTGCAGATAAAGGAAAAGGATATACTAGATTGCCTGGTATTAGTACAGTTACCTCTGATGCTGGAACAGGTGCTATTCTAGAGGCATCTAGCACATCAATTGGTGTTCCTAAGACCACTAAGATTAATAATATTGGATTTGATTATCCTTGCGATTTTACTTTAAGACCTCAATCTAAATTACCACAAACCATTAAGATCTCAGCACTATCTGGTTTTGAGTCTATTGGTATTACTTCTTATGGTAAAGGTTATAATACACCACCTGCACTTGTTGTTCTTGATGGTGTTGATAGAAGAAAGATTGATGACGTTGACTTAAGATATAACTTAACAACTCCTGATGCACCAGGATATGTTGATATTGTTCAGAACACTTATGGATTATCTAACGTAACACCATTTATTATTCCTGTTGCCAATCCAAACGGAATTAGAGCAAAAGATTTTGAATATGATGCAGCGACTGATACTGTTTCTTGTGTAATGAAGACTGCATATAGTCTTCAAGAAGAATTCCCAATTGAAATTGGTGATAAACTCTTTATTGAAAATGTTAGTGTAGGTGTTGGTTCTACTGGTAAAGGTTATGATTCTCAGTATTATGATTATCAGTCATTTGAAGTAACACAAGTTCATCAGAACTTAGGTAACGTTGGTGTTGTAACTTATAGTTTAGGTGGTTTATTACCATCTGGAGAAATTCCTGGAAATTATTTCGATGCCCTATCTTCTGGTGTATTAGTTCAATCTAGAAATTTCCCACAATTTGCTCCTGTTTTAAGACCAAACGTATTCAACGCTAATGAAACTCTTAGATCAGAAACTAGTGTTGGCCCAGTTCAGGGTGTTGCATTTGAATACGATCCTGAAAGTAAGTGGTTGACTGTAGAAGCAGCAAGTGATTTTGAAGTTGGAAAATTAATCGAATCTCTAGAAACTGGTGCTAAAGGAACTGTTTCTGAAATAGTTCTTACATTTGATACTAATTTTGGTCTTGATTACTATTCTATTGTTGATAATGGATGGGAATATCAAACAGGATTCTTAAATGATAGTTTACAGAAAGTTCATGATAATGATTATTATCAGAGTTTCTCTTATGCTATTAAATCTAAGGTATTCTTTGATAAATGGAAGGATATAGTCAATTCATTAACTCATACTGCTGGATTTAAGAAATTTAGTCAACTTCAAGTTGAATCTGCTCTTCCTGCTGGTCAAGAGAGTTCAATGGTTGTTGGTTTAGCAGGAACCGTTACTGGTATTATCAATATTCAAAATTATGAGAGTCTTCATGAGTATAATAATTTTGACTTAGTTACAGAGAATATTCTTTCTGCTACTCCTGCAGAAGGTAACTTCTCCGATGAGGTTACTTTCCAAAATAGAATTCTAATTGATTATGCAGAATCTGTTGGTAACAGAGTTCTAAAAATTGATGATATTAGTGATAAATTTAACAGTAATCCAAGACCTACACCTTGGTCTGAAGTTGCTCGTTATGATATTACAAATAACAAGGAAAATAGATTTATCGTATATGTAAGAGATAGATTATTTACTGATGAGAGACAGATAATGATGGTCAACTCTTTGTTTGACCCAGTTAGTGGTCAATCAATGATTAACCAGTATGGATCTGTTGATACTCAGATTCAATTGGGTCAGATGGATAGTGTTGTTGATGGAACAGATGCTGTTCTCCAATTCCACCCAGTTAAGGCAGAAAAGAATAATTATAATGTTATTACCATGTCATATAACCTTGATGAATTGGGTGTAACCACTTCATTGACTGCTATTGGTAAAACAACAATTGGTGAATCAACTTCTCCTCCAAGCCCACTAGTTGCTATTGGTGTTTCCAATGTTATTGGAACTGGTGGTCAAGAAGTTAAGATATGCACAGTTGGAACAGCATCTACTACAGGAACTGCATTAACAAGTATTGCTGGTGTAGCAGGTGTTGGAACAGAGAAGTATGATTTATACAATCCTAGATCTGCTAAGATTATTGTTTCTATTGCAACAAGTGAAGGTTCTGTTGAATATGATGAATTGAGTCTAATTGTTGGTACTGGAATGACCTCATTAGAGTGGCATGAGTATGGTCAATTAGCAATACACAATAGAAGAGATAATCTTTCTGCACAACCATTAGGAACATTTAGACCATATATCGTTGGAGTAGGAACTACTGCTGCTGTAGAAGTTGGTTATACCCCTAATGCTGGTATTCAGACTGCATGGATTAATTCAGTTACTATTGGTATTTCATCAGAAACATTTACTGGAATTGGAACATATGATCTAAGAAATGCATCAATGGTTGCTAAGTCAACTACAATTGCAGCTGCTAGTTCCCCTGCTACTGTAGGAATTGCTAGCTATGTTAACGATTATGATGGGGCATACTGTCTAGTTCAGATTGTAGATGAAACGAATGACATATATGAATTTGCTGAAGTAATGATGGTTGATGATGATAATAGAGTATTCATCACCGAATATGGTAATTTAAGAACTGGTCTTGGTGCAACTGATTCATTAGGAACAATAGGTGGTTCTAGAGATACTGATGGATGTCGTTCAGAATTGACATTTACTCCAAAATCAAATGTAGGAGTTAAAGTTAAGACATTTATTAATGCACTTAGAGTTGAAGAGAACTCTGCTAAACCAGAATTAATTGAATTGAATAGTGGTTCTATTAGAAGTAGTTTTGATGTATATGAAGGAACATTCTACGGTGCAAGAACAGAATTTGATTGCTTACATAATGGAAATGAGATATTCAGAAAGAATTTTGATGGATCTAGTGCTACTGTTCTAAATCTTACAAATGATACTATAGATCTTCCAAACCATTACTTTGTAAGTGGTGAAGAAGTAGTTTATTCTGTTAAAGCACCAATTAGTGGATGCTCTACAACAGGTATAGGATCTACGGGAGATGCAATAGGAATTGCTGCAACTTACTTTGCAGGTATTGGTGCAACTATCACATACATGCCTGAAAGTGTATTTGTTTATAAGAAGAGTGATAGTCAAATTCAACTTTGTAGATCTGCACAAGATGCATTAGTGACTCCAGTTAAACCAATAGATTTGACATCAGTTGGTATTGGAACTTCTCATAGTATAACTGCTAAGTATGGAACTGAGAATGTTAGATCATTGATTTCAATTGACAATATGATTCAATCTCCAATTGTCAATAGTGGTATAGCAGCATCATTATCACAACGTTTTGATAGAACAGAAGATATAGCTTACTTTACGGGAATAACGTCGTTCTATAGTGGAGATGATATAAGAATTGGTGATGAGATAATGAAGGTTGTTGCAGTTGGCCCTAGTCTTGGTGCCACAAATGCTGTTAAGGTTCATCGTCATTGGATGGGAACTACTCTGGTTGGTCATGCATCACATGCACCAGTCAACAAACTTAATGGTGACTTTAATATTATTAATAACACCTTATCATTCTCTGATGCTCCATTTGGTGGAGAACCTCCTGTAGGATACTCAACTGCTGCTCCAGGTGAAAGGGATTGGGTTGGTATTACAACATACTCAAGTTTCAGTGGAAGAGTCTTTACTCGTTCTGGTGTTAAGGGATCTGATTATGACGCATATACTAAGAATTACTTAATTGACAATCTTTCACCCCAATTTGATGGTCAAGCGACACAATTTGACCTTAAAGTTGATGGAGGAAATGTAACTGGTATTTCAACTCAGAATGGTATATTATTAATTAACGGCATTATGCAAGGTGCTGGAAACTTTAATGATTATCAATTAACTCAAGTTTCTGGTATTACTACCTTAGCATTCACAGGTTCTGCTGCTTCTGTCGCATATGACCCAGAAACTGCATCTGTTCCTGTAAGTGGTAGAATCATTTCAGTAGGATCTACTGAAGGATTTGGATTACAACCATTAGTCGCTGCTGGTGCAACTATTCGCTTTGCTTCTTCTGGTATCGTTACTGCTGTAAGTATTGGTAATAGTGGTTCTGGTTATAGGGTAATTCCTGGCCGTGCTGGTATTGCATCCAATTCATCAATAAGTGGTGTTGGTATTGCTACTGAAGTTAAGGTTGGTGTTGCATTATCATCTACTGGAACTCCATCAATTCAATATATTGGAACTGCTTCTGTTATCAATGGTGGTATCGTAAGTATTGCTGTTACAAACACTGATCCAATTCCTGGATTCCCTGGCACAGGTTCTTCTACATTCGAAGCAATCATTGATCCTCCAACTCCTTATCAAGATATTCCACTTTGGTATAGTTCTTCCTCACCAGGTGTTGGTGGAACTCAAGCAAGAGCTAATATTACTGTTAGTGCTGGATCAAGTGTAATTGACTTTGAGATTACTAATGTTGGTTACTCTTATGGTGCTTCTCAAGTATTAACAATTCCTACTTCTCTTACAACTAGTGAACCAACAATTGTAGGTATTCCTACAGTTCAAGGTGGAACATATAGAGAATTCCAGTTAACTATTGAAAGAGTTAAGGATGATGAGTTCAATATGTGGACTCTTGGAGAACTTGATGTTCTTGATGATTTCTCAAGTCTATTTGATGGTGCTAGAAAGGCATTCCCAATTACTGTTGGTGGTGATGGTTATGCTATTCAGGCGAAATCTGGATCACCTATTGTTATTCAGGATACTCTAATTCTTACAATTAATGATGTTTTACAGGTTCCTGGTGAAGGATTTACCTTTAGTGGTGGTGGAACAATAACCTTCAGTGAAGCACCTGCAGCAGGTGATAAGATGAGATTCTTCTTCTATAGAGGAACTGGTGGTGAAGACGTAAAAGATAGAGATATTGTAGAAACAGTTAAACGTGGTGATGATTTAGTTCTTAAATATGATTCTGCATATAACACAAGAACATTTGTAGAAAATGAAAGAACAGTTGTTGAAGTTAAATCTTCTGATGCTGTAGATACTAACCCATATCATGGTCTTGGTTTAGGTGATGATGATACAGAAGTAAGACCTGTAACATGGATTAAACAGACAGAAGATAAGATTATTGATGGTAGAGTTGTTCGTAAGGATAGACCTCTATATGAACCTGGTATTCATCCAACTGCATATCTAATTCAATCAGTTGGTGTAGGATCTACTACAATATGGGTAGATAATTGCAAACCATTCTTTGATCAAGAAAATGAAAACCCAGTTGATAGAAATTTCCAGAAGGATATCCAGATAGTAGATGCAAGTAGTTCTTATGAATACCTTGCAGGTGCTGCTGGAACAGCAATAGTTTCTGTTGGCAATACAATCTCATCTGTTGCTATTTCAACGGGTGGTAGGGGATATATAACTGCTCCTATTGTTAGTATTCAAACTCCTACTGGTGTAGGTGGAACTCCTCTCGCTGGTGTAGGAACTACTGCTAGGGCATACGCAACTGCATCAGTTACTTCTGGTGTTGTTACATCAATTACTGTTACTACTGCTGGTATTGCATATACTGCAGGTAAACCACCACAAGTTCTAATTTCTCCACCAACATATGTTAGAGAAGAAAATAGAGTTGACTCATACACAGGAGATTTTGGAATTGTTACTGGTGTTGGTATATGTTCGAACATATCTGACGCAAATGGAGCAGCGATTGGAGTGGGAACTGCTGTAGTATTTGATCTTTGGATTCCTGATGACTCTGCTCTAAGAGATAGTAGGATTACAAGCCCTGATCCTATTACCGTAAGTGGTGTTCAAACTGGATATTACTTCATGGTTAGTGGCTCTAATCTCGGTAGTGGTGTTACTTCTCTAAATATGGCAGGTACTTATGTTGGTGTTGGAACTACTGCTCTAGATAATATCTACGAGGTTTCACATTATGTTGGAATAACAACAGTTGGATATGGATCGGATAAGACTAACAGTTCACTAAGAGTCTTTAGTAGAGTGTTAAGTTGGAACGGTTTACAGAATACTGTAGGATACTCAACATTAAATCAAGGTATTAGTACTGCGTTCATAGGTGATTATAGTTGGGGTAGACTTCAATCTGAAGGTAGGATGATATCAACGTCATATTACGTCAATACAAATGACGGTGTTACTGGTATTAAGACTGGCCCTCAGATTAAGAGAAGAGCTTCATTGAAGTTTGTAAATTATGTCGTCTAAATAGTAAAAAAAGTGTTACATTAGGTTCAATGTCCGCCATTATAACTGATCAAATACGAATATTGAATGCGAAGAATTTCGTTGCAGGTGTTTCCACAAACACCAATTCTTATTATGCGTTCGTAGGTTTACCTAATCCAACAGGAATTAGAACTGATTGGGATACTTCTCCCCCTTCACCAGTCGATAGTTTCAATGATCTTAATGATTATTGGGATAGTATGATTGCGGTTAAGAAAATAACTCCTGCTGATTGTAAGCAAATCGTTCAAAAGAACCAGTGGAGTTCAGGTACTACATACGATTATTATAGACAAGATTATAGTATAACTAATGCACCTGCTAATTCAGGTGGAACAACCTTATACACTGGAAACTATTTCGTTGTAAATAGTGATTACAAAGTTTACATTTGTTTACAGAACGGAACAACACCTGAAACTCCTGATGGTAAACCATCTCTTGACGAACCAACGTTTACAGACTTAGAACCAAGAATTGCTGGTACTTCTGGTGACGGTTATATATGGAAGTATCTTTATACCATTAAACCTGCAGATCTAATCAAGTTTGATTCTACAGACTTTATGCCTGTTCCTGCTGAATGGAGCACAAACACTGCAGATAGTGCTATTAGAAATAACGCTGTTGATGGTGGTATTAAAATTGTTGTTATTAAGAATAGAGGAACTGGTATAGGAACTGCTAACCAGACTTATACTAGAGTTCCAATTAAGGGTGATGGATTTGATGCAGAATGCACAGTTGTTGTAAACAATGACCAGCAAATAGAAAGTGTCACTATATCTAATGAAGGATATGGTTATACTTACGGTAACGTTGATTTATCTGCTGGATCTGTTCCAACTCCTACTTCTCCACCAACTCTTGATGTTATCATTCCACCTCCAGGTGGTCATGGTAAAGATATATACCGTGAATTGGGTGCAACTAGTGCATTACTTTATGCACGAATTGAAAATGATGCTGAGAACCCAGACTTTATAACAGGTAACCAAATTGCTCGGATTGGAATTATTGAAAATCCTCAAGTATTTGGTTCTACTCAGTTACTTACTTTAGATAAAGCAAGTGCTGCATATGCTATGAGATTATCTGGAACGGGTTATAGTTCCGTAACATTCACTCCTGATAGTTTGATATCTCAAACAACTGGAACAGGTGTTACTGCTTACGGTAAAGTTCTTGCTTATGATGCAACTACTGGAGTTTTAAAGTATTGGCAAGATAGAACCATTGCTGGTTTTACTACAGTTGGTATAGCACAAAGTGCTACTGCTGCTATCTACGGATACGATACAACTAGATTTACCTCAGATCCAACTGCAGGTGGTAATAGAATTATTGTTGGTGGTAGTTCTAATCTATCCATTAGCACTACATTTAGTGGTCTATCTACCTCAATAAATAATAGAACATATTATCTTGGTCAGTCATTCACTAAAGGAATGTCAAACCCAGAAGTTAAAAAATACTCTGGAAATATGATTTATGTTGACCACAGACCAGCCATTACACGATCTTCAAATCAAAAAGAAGACATTAAAATCATATTACAGTTCTAAAATACTATGGCTCAGCAAACCAATCTAAACGTTTCACCATATTTTGACGATTTCGATCCGAATGATGGTTATCATAAGGTTCTTTTTAAACCTGGATATCCCGTTCAGGCTAGAGAATTAACTGGTCTTCAGTCTATTCTTCAGAATCAAATAGAGAAGTTTGGTCAACACTTCTTTAAAGAAGGTGCCAAAGTAATTCCAGGAAATACTGCGTATTCACCAAATTACTATGCTGTAGAACTGAATAATACCCATTTGGGTGTTCCTGTTGATTATTATATTGAGCAGTTAATTGATAGAAAAATAATCGGTTTAACAACTGGTGTAACTGCTATAATTAAACAAGTTTTAAAACCAGAAGAATCTGAAAGAGGAAATTTAACTCTTTATATTTCTTATATGTCATCTGGTGTTGAAGATAGTAATATCAAAGCATTTGCTGATGGGGAATTATTAACTGCTGATAGTGATATTATTTCTGGGCCTGAAAATAATGCATTTATACCATCTGGAGAATCTTTTGCATCATGTATAGCAAATAATGCAACAGCTACTGCTGCATCTTTCTCAATATCAAATGGTGTTTATTTTATAAGAGGTAATTTTGTTAATATTGAAGATGAGACTATTATTTTAAGTCAATATGAGAATTTTCCTAGTGCTAGAATAGGTTTAAGAATTAATGAAGATATTATAAATTCTGATGAGGATGAAACATTAGCAGATAACTCAAAAGGTTTTAATAACTATGCTGCACCAGGTGCTGATCGTCTTAAAATAACAGCTTCATTGTATGCTAAACCATTAGATGATTTCAATGATTCTAATTTTATAGAATTAGCAGTTGTTGATGATGGAATTTTAAGATCACAAACAAAGAATACCAAGTATAGTTTTATAGCCGATGAAATGGCTCGTAGAACTTATGAAGAGTCTGGAGATTATACTATCACACCATTTGATGTTATAGTAAAAAATTCTTTAAATGATGGTCTTGGTAATAATGGTGTATATAAACAAGGTGAATTTACTCAAGGTGGAACATTAGCATCAGATGATCTTGGAGTATATCAAATAGGGCCTGGAAAAGCATTTGTTAAAGGATATGAGATAGAAACTATTAGTTCTACATATCTTGATGCACCAAAACCAAGAACAAGTAAAAAATTAGAAAGTCAAGGAGTAAGTTATAATACAGGAAATACTCTTCGTCTTAATAGGGTTTATGGAGCTCCAACCATAGGTATTGGAAATACTTATATTGTTAGTTTAAGAGATCAGAGAAGTGGTGATAATTCCTTTAAGATGGCAGGATCTGAGATTGGTGTTGCTAGGGTTTATGATTATGCGTTAGAATCAGGTTCTTATTCTACATCTAATTCTGATACTAATGAGTGGGATATTGCATTATATGATCTTCAGTTAACAACTCGCATAACATTAAATGATGATATATCATTATCTGTTCCTACTTACGTTAAAGGAAGATATAGTGGTGCTACTGGATTCTTAAAAAATGCTGTTAGTAATAGTACTTCTTTAGAAATCTATGAAAAGCAAGGTGATTTCTTAAAGAATGAACCATTTGACTTTAATGGTGTATCTAATAATAGAGTTGCTGTTGCTGTAACATCTTATGGAATGTCAGATGTTAAGCAAATTTATGGT